TATTTCAACAGCAACTTCTGTAGGAGGTTCTACCGAAGTTAGTGGTTCGAATACTCCAATTTTTACTGATACAAGAGCAGACACATCTCTTTATTCGGCTGCAGGTATTCCAGAAGCTTTAGATCAACCAACAACTATATCAAATTATTATTTACATAAAATTACAGGTTCAGATACATCATATACATTACCAATATTTACAACAGCTACTAATCAAATTCAATCATATCCTGAAGCAACTTTTGAATCTTTATTACAAGAGTGGATAAGAAATACAGCTACTTCATCTGGAGATGGTTATGAAATAAATTATAGTTATACAACAGGAACAAATAGAGGTTCTGGTATGGGAGATACAACATTAAATGGAACTGGAGATTATCAAACACTTCAAGTTGGAGATGATTATAGAGCTCAAGAATTTCCAAATGGTACTGCTGTTACAACAAATACTTATTATTTAAAAATAAATAAATCTTAAACAATGAAACATTATGGATATATTATTAACTGGTTGCGATGGTTTTATAGGTAATCACCTTAATACTTATCTTTCAACAAAACATAAAATTATAGGACTAGATGTTAAGTCTGGTAATGATTTACTTGTATGTGATTTAAATTATAATGTTGATTTAGTTATTCACTTAGCAGCACGTTCAGGTATTAAAGATAGTTTAAATAATCCAACTGATTATTGGAAAAATAATGTAATTGCAAGTAAACGATTGTTTGACCATTTTAAGAATACAAAAATTTTATATGCAAGTTCAAGTACAGCATATGAGCCATTTAGAAATCCTTATGCAATGAGTAAGTATGCTATGGAACAAATTGCACCTAATAATAGTTTAGGTATGAGATTTACAACAGCATATGGACCAGGGGCTAGAGAAAGTATGTTGATACCAAGAATTTTACGAAATGATTTAGAATATATTAACACTAACCATAGCCGAGATTTTATTCATGTCAATGATATTGTATCAGCCATTGATGTTTTAATAGATAGTCATATTGATACACCTTATAGATATAATGGTGTTATTGATGTGGGAACAGGTATTACAAATACATTAACTAGTATTATTGATCGTTTTAAACTTAATGTTAAAAGACTTGAAGGTGATGAACATGAAAGACTTGACAATAAAGCTGATATAAATATTTTAAATGATTTGGGTTGGAAACCTAAATATGAATTAATAACATATATTGAGAAAAATAACTTATGACTATTACAGAAACTAATTATATAACAGCACATTTTATAGATAATGAAAGAAAAAATATTCACGTTTTATTAAAAAGTGATGATGGAACTTCCGTATATCCTTATATACTTGAATATAATCCAGATGATCCAATATGTCAGGAATTTTTAAAACTATGTTCTTTAGACCAATTACATCAAAATACTTGGTTAAAGAAAAAGGAAGAAAGAAAAGATTTTGAGGATCAGGTTAAAAGAATTGCTAAAAAGGAGGGCTTAATATTTGACGAACATAAATTAGATACAAAATTTTATCCTAGACTTATTAAATCTTTATTGGAAGATGAAGAAAATGAAGACCATTTATTTGCTTTAAAGCTAGCCTTGTTTGAAATTGAAAAGATAAGAGATTCAAAAAATAGTGAATTAAAAACTAAATTAAGACAATCTAAAACTAAACTTGAGGCATTGAAAAATACTTTTGATATTATGAATGATTGAAAAATATGAATATAGTATGTACTGGTAAACCAGGTGATGGATTATTACGATATAGTTATGAACATTGTTGTTATTTAAATTCTGTTGGTATCAAAAGTCAAGTAGTTATTATACCTAATCCTAAATTTACTAAAGAAGATTATATAAAGGCAATTAAAGACCAATATAAGACTTATGAAAATATTGTCTTTGACCATTATACACCAACTACAGATGAAATAACTTTAATACTAGGTAGAAGTATGCTAACTTTAGCATACCTAGATAAACACAAATACACTAAAGACCAATTATTAACTTTACATTTACTATTCAGTAATAATGTAATAGCACTTTATTCAGAAAATCATCCTAAAGAATATCCTTTAGCATTAAAATATTTTAAAACTAAAAAGGTTTATGACTTATGCGACTATGAAGTCTATCCAAATGGTGTTGGTACACAATATGAAAAGATAATTAACTTTGAAGTTTATAAACCTATTAAAGATGATATTCAATTTAGATATTTATTTTTAGGAACAAACGAAATATATTATAAGGAACTTGAAAAAGTAATTGATAGATATCCAGACCACGGCATTATAACATATAATGAGAAGTGGATTAATACTAAACTGAATAATCTATTTGTGCCTATATCAAATGTACTAGGTAAATTTGAAACCTATGTATATACAAAACCTAATTTTGATCCTGCACCTAGACTCTTTGTAGAGTTTAAATGGTTAGGTAAAAATGTAGAGTATTTGAGAGATAAAAATATGAAAGATGGTGGTATGGTATATTGGAATAGACCTGTGCCTACGGAACAGATATATTCTGCTAATATAAATATTCTTATTGAATTGAAAAGGGCAATAGATGAGAAGTATAAAATTTTTTAATAGAACAATAGGTCTTAATGCAGACATTACTTTTAGATGTCCTTTAGAATGTCCTTCTTGTCAAAGACAATTTGCTTTTAAAGAACGAGGTAAACGTGTTCACGGTCACGATATAACTTTAGACGATATAAAAAAACTTGGAAAACATTTTAAGTCTATTATTTTTTGTGGTCAACTATCCGATCCTGTCCATCACCCAAAATTTATAGAAATTTTAAAATACCTTTATGATAATAATGTAAATGTTAGTGTTCATAATGCTTCTTCAGCAAAATCAAAATCTTGGTATATTAAAGCTTTCAAAGCACATCCTAAAGCTGAATGGATATTTGGTATAGATGGACTACCTGAACAAAGTTATCTTTATAGAAAAAACCAAGATGGATTAAAATTATATGATATAATGTTGGAAGCTAAAAAATATATCAAAGGTAAAATATATTGGCAGTATATTATTTTTAATTACAATGAAGATAATATAGAAAAAGCAAAAGAGATGGCAAGAAGAGATGGTTTATCTTTTTTTCTAATACACTCTTCAAGGTGGCGTAAAAACGACCCGCTTATACCTTCATTGAAGTATAGAAAAAGTAAAAGAGGAGATGGAGCTCCAAGTATGTATGTAAAGGTTTTTGGATGAAATTTGAACCAAAATGTATAAAGGGTAAAGTACATATGGCACTTACAAATAGAGGACATTTAATACCTTGTTGTTGGTGTGATGAAGATTGGAGTTTAAAAACTCCTGCATTTCAAAAACTATTAAAAGTTAGTAAAGTTAGTGAAGTTGAGGATATTGAGGAAATATTATATTCAAAAGAATGGATGGAGTTTGAAGAAAATTTAAGAACAGAAAAAAAGATACCTGAAATTTGTGTTCAGCATTGTATGGTTAAAGGAAATAATGAATAATATAGAATTTTTTAGACGACCAAAGGGAATTAACATTGACATTACCCACAGATGTCCACTTGAATGTCCTAGATGTCAAAGACAGACAGGATTTATAAATTATGGTAAAAAAGTTTGGGGATATGACATTAGTTTAGATGAGATAAAAAAATTAGCAAACTATTTTAAAATCTTTCATTTTTGTGGCCAACTTTCAGATCCTGTACATCATCCTAAATTTATAGAAATATTAAAAATTTTAAAAGAAAAAAATATACAAGTAAGTATTCATAATGCATCTTCACATAAACCAATGTTTTGGTATATAAAAGCATTTCAAGCTTACCCTAATGCTAAATGGATTTTTGGTATTGATGGATTACCTGAGGAAAGTTGTTTATATAGAAAAAATCAAGACGGTGAAAAATTATTTAAGGTAATGTTAGAAGCTAAAAAATATTTAATTAAACCACCATTATGGCAATTTATTATTTTTAGTTATAATGAACACAATGTAGAAAAGGCAAAAAAAATAGCTTTTAATTGTGGGTTGGGATTTATAATGGTACAATCTTCAAGGTGGTTAAATAAAAACGATCCTTTAATACCTAAATCAACACAATATAAATTAGAGGCTAAAAGATGAGTATTAAGTTAAAGCCAAAATGTTTATCTGGATATATACAAATGGCTCTCAACAATAGAGGATATCTATTACCTTGTTGTTACATTGATACCAAATATAGTCTAAACCATCCAGAAATTAAAAAACTTACAAGCGTCAGCAAAGTAAGTGAAGTAGAGGATATAGAACAAATTGTTTTATCTAAAGAGTGGATAGAATTTGAGAAAATCTTACGAGAAAATAATTTAAAAAAAATACCTCCAACATGTGTTCATCATTGTAAAGTTAGAGATGATAATGATAAAATAAAAAAAGAAACATATTTTGATCCTACAGGAAAAATTGTTGGGAAATATACAGTATGACAGGTTGGGATAGAGAATATTTAGCAAACAAAGAAGAATATTTAAAAATCTTTGATGGTGCTATGCAACAAGAACAGGAACAAAATGTAGAGTTCCTTGAAAAGAGTTTTACTAAAATAACAGGTAGAAAATATGCTGTCGCTTGTAGTAGTGGTACAGACGCATTACATTTTGCTTTAATTGGTTTAGGTATTGATTCTAGATATGATGTATTGACAACTCAATTTTCTTGGATATCAACAGCGTCTTGTATATCTATGGTAGGTGCGAGACCTGTATTTTGCGAACCTAATATTTTAAACTATCATATGGATTTAGATAGTATTAAAAGAATGTGGACGCCAAGAGTAAAAGCGATAGTGTATCCACATCTATTTGGTAGTATGTCTGAAACAAAAGAGATATTAGATTTTTGTAAAGAAAAAGAGATTGCATTTATAGAAGACGCCGCTCAAGCATTAGGAGCTAGTTTAAATGATGTTAAGGCAGGTTCAATAGGAGATGTTAGTTGTTTAAGTTTCAATGCAAATAAAGTTGTTGCTGGTATTGCAGGTGGTGGGGCAATATTAACAGATGATAAAGACAAAGCAGAATTGTTTAGAAAGTTAAGAAGACACGGCAACAATGAAGTGTTAGGTCGTAACTCAAAAATGTTAATGCTTAATGCTTGTTTTATTAACTTTAGATTAAAGAAGATGAACGAATGGATATCTAAAAGACAAGAGATAGCAAAACAATATGATGAACAATTAAAAGATTATGTGACCATACAACCTACAACAAATGGTCTTAATCATAACTATCACAAATATGTTATTAGATTACAAAATAAAAAAGTAAGAGATGCGGTTAAAGATAAATTAGGTGCGAAAGTACATTATGATAAACCTTTGTCTGAAAATCCTATGTACAAAAACATTAAACATAGAAAAGATGGTACGTATATTAGTAAAATTGTTTGTGATACTATATTGACTTTACCTATACACCCATATATGACACAGGAAGAAATAGATAAAATCATTAATACAATCTTGATTTTATTAGGACAAGAAACAAATAAATTTGTACAAAATATGAAAAGAGTATTAGGTGAAAATTTATTTGACAAGAGTTTAGTCAATGAAACTACTGAACCTATTTACGATTTTATTGTAGAGAAGACCTATCAATTACCAGGATATATTGAAGATGTTGAGTTTAAAGACAAAAGAAAATTAAAGATTGCGTTTAATAAATTTTATGATAAACTATAAATGAAAACAATAAAAATAATTAATGGTAGAAGGCAGAATATGTTTGAACCTATTAATCAAATTAATACATCAAATTTTTATAAAATTTTGCCTGAATCTAAATCTCAATTAAGACAAGATATGTTTGTACTTAACGAATTTAAATTTAAGCGTGATGGTTATTTTATTGAATTTGGCGCAGGTGATGGATTTGACTCAAGTAATACTTATCTATTAGAGAACAAATTTAATTGGAAAGGTATTTTAGCAGAACCGGCAAAAATTTGGCACAAAGATTTAAAAGAAAATAGAAAGGGTGATATTGAAACAAATTGTATATGGAAAACATCTGGTGATGAATTAATCTTTAACGAAGTTCCTAGACATAAGAAAAGTGTATTATCAACAATTGATATTTTTGCAGATGTTGGTGGCCGTAATAGTAAAATTCGTAAAGCATTTGGTAAAAAATATAAAGTTAAAACAATTTCTCTAATAGACCTATTGCTTAAGTATAATGCTCCAAAACAAATTGATTATTTGTCAATAGATACCGAAGGAAGTGAATTTGAAATTTTAAATGCATTTGACTTCAACTTATATGATATTAAAATAATTACCTGTGAATGGAATGGCACACCTGATAGGAAAAAAATATATAATTTGTTAATTAAGAATGGTTATGAAAGAAAATTTGAAGAATTTTCTAACCCCATTGAAGATTGGTATGTACAATGAAAACATTACAAGAGATACAAAATAATTATTTAGCGGTAGATTTTTTTCTATCAATGTCTTGCAATAAAGACTGCCACTATTGTACAAGTTATACTTTAGAAATGAGAAACTTGACAGTAGATATGGACTTTTTGAAAAGCACTTTAGAGAAATTTAAAAACTATAAGATGAGAATATGTTTACTTGGTGGTGAACCTGGACTAATTAAAAATTTAGATAAAGTTATTAATGAAATTAAAAAGTATCCTAACTTTGTTTGTTCAGTATTATCAAACTCGTTTGTTAGAAAGAGATATCCTGAAGTATTAGAAGATAAAGATATATTATATGTTGAACATAACATATTAGATTTTTATGAGGATGAAGTAAAGATGTTAGGCAACTTTGATTTTGTACCTGAAAACGATATAAACAATTATAACGTAGTTGTAAAGACACCAAACTATTTTAAATATAAAGACAATCATAAAGAAGTAATAGAAAAATTAAATCATAAGAATACTATGTGGAAAGCATTTAATGGTAGGTCGCCAGAGTTTACAGATGTTATACAAGCAGATGAAATAGATAGGAAATTGTGTGCTTCTTTTCCAATGGTACCTGTTATTGATTTTGAGAAAAAATGTATTGTACATTGTAGTAAAAAATTTGCTAATAATAAAGAGTTATCAAAAGAGTTTGAACTTACACAGGAGAACGTTGATAAGATGATGAACTTTAGATTATTTAAATATGAAAGCTATTGTAAGACTTGTACTGAATTTGTTCCACCAACAGGTCATTTCCCTATGAGAAAATATGCGAAGGTATTAAATGACTAAAATATTTGCAGTAGCATTAAATCTACACGACCATAATACCTATAATGGTGTATGGCATAATCAAAGAGAAAGATTTACTAGGTTTAAACATAATCTACCATTAAAGGCAGACTCTTATACTCATCAAGAACAATTAAATACAAATGATTATAAATTAAATAATGAATTTGTTAAAGACTACTTTAAAAAACAAGAAGGCGCTGTGTTAGCTTTTTCAATGACAGTTGGTGGTATTAGAATGTGTAAAGATATAATACCAAAAGAAGTATTAGAATATAAACCTAATAAGTTGTGGGATTGTTATTATAAAGATAATCTCTATTACATAGACCATCATCAAGCACATGCCACTTATGCGTATAACAATTCTGGATTTGAAGAATCAGATATAGTTGCTATTGATGGTATTGGTTATAAATTTAGATGTATTTTTATAGATAAAACTGGAACAATACAAGATTTATCAAAAGAATTACCTATAGGTTGGTTATGGAATCATATGTCTAAACTAACAGGATTTGGTTCGTTAGGTGCAAGTAAATTAATGGGGTTAGTTGGTTATGGAAAATTTAATCAATACTATTATGATGTATTTGAAACAATACTTTCTGGAAAGATAACAGAAAAGAAACAACCAATACACAATCTAATTAACATAGAAAAATATGGTGTACAAGATTTAGCATTTACATTACAACAATTTACAAATGATAAAATTAAAGAACATATCTATCCATTAAAGACTTGCGACAATCTTTGTTTAGCAGGAGGAGTTATATACAATGGTTATTTAAATGAAGAATTTACAAAGCATTATAAAAATGTTTTCATACCACCTGCTGTTGGTGATGAAGGACAGGCATTAGGCAATTATCAACACGCTGACTATACGTTAAATAATAATAAACATATAACAAATACATTTGGTGGTAAAGAATATAAATTTACTGGTGAAGAAAAGGTTAATTATAGAGAAGTTGCACAAGCGATTGCTGATGGAAAAATAGTAGGTTGGTTTCAAGGCAAATCAGAAAGTGGTAACCGTGCATTAGGTAATAGAAGTATTTTAGCAGACCCTAGAAGAAAAGATATTAAAGAAATTATAAATGATACAATTAAAAATAGAGAAGACTTTAGACCATTTGCACCTGCTGTATTAGAAGAACATTATCAAGAGTACTTTGATACAAAAAGTCCTAGTCCTTATATGTCAAGAATATGTAAAGTTAAATCTGATAAAGTGCCAGGAATTACTCACGTTGATAACACAGCTAGAATACAAACGGTTAATAAACAAGATAATGGAAAATTTTATAATTTAATCCATCAGTTTTATAAAATAACAGGCATACCAATGCTATTAAATACTAGTTTTAATTGCCACGAGCCTATTGTTGAATCGCCAGAAGACGCATACAAAACCTTTAATAGAACAGCACTAGATTTATTAGTGATAAACAACTATATAGTAAGAAAATGATTGACTTAAAATTATTTAAAAATATAATGCAAGAGGCAAAAACTAATGCCGACTTATTAGATTCATATAGTCCTAATCAGTTTAAATCTAAAGAGAGATTAATAGATTTAATTAGAAACTTAAACATATTAAATTCAGAATCAAAAATTGTTATATTAGGTTGTTGGTATGGTAGTATTTTAATACCTGCCTTTTACAAAGAAGTAAAAGAAATTACAGCCATTGATATTGATGATAATGTTATAAGAATTGCTAAAAATAGATTATTTAATCATTATAACAATATAGATTATATTACAGCAGATGTACATTCATTAGGTAAATTTGGTGATAAAGTAAAAGAAAGTAATTTAATTATTAATACCTCTTGTGAACATATGAAACCAATGAAAATGATAGAACCATTAGGTGTATCTAAAGCATATTTTGCTTTTCAATCTAATAATATGTTTGATATAGAAGGACATATTAATTGTGTTAAAAATATAGATGAATTTAAAAAACAATTACCCAATAATGTAAAAATATTAATTGAAGATGAAATAAAAGACGATAGAGGTATTAGATTTACTTTAATAGGTAAGTTATGAAAAGAGTAATATATAGCCTTTATGTTGATGTACCTGCAAAGGAACATTACGGTCAATCTAAACAAAGAAGTGATACAGTAGATAAAGCACAAATAACTGTAAATGCTTTTAAAAAGCATTATAAAAGATTAGTTGAATCTAAACAGAAATACGCTGACGCTATAGGTGCAACTTTTATTATGTTTGAAAATGATAAGCGTTATATGACATATGAAAAAAATCTATGTAAAGACTTTCCTGAATTAACAGGTTATGAGATTGTAAATTTTTATAAAATACATTTACTATATGAATTAGCAAAAAAGTATGATGAGATTTTATATTTAGATTTTGATGCTGTACCTGTAACTACAGAATCCTTTTTTGACCATTGGGATTTATCAAAAGGTATATGTGTGTATAATAACAACTCTATGATTGATAAGAGTAGAGAAGTTAAACAAAGTATTAGAAGTCCATCAGCAAAGTATTTTAATTGTCAGGCAATGCTTATAGAGAAAGGTCTTGATCCTAACAATGATGTTATCAATACTGCTATTATAGGTGCTACAAAAGAACAAATTTTAAAACTAGATTTCTTTGGTGAGTTTAAAGATACAATAGATTTAATGGCAAAATTAAGATATGATAATAGTGGTTTGTATCCTCAAAATATTCTTGATATGTTTCGGTATGATAATGAAACAATATTTTCATATAAAGTAAATGTAAATAAAGTTGGTATACAATGGTTAGATAGAAGATGGCATTACTTTTTAGATATACAAAAGTTTATACCAGAAGGAACAAAAATAGTACATTGTGTCTGTAAAGACTTTGATATTGTGTGGAGAAAGTATAATGTGGAAATTTCCTCTTGAAATAATGCTTGATATAACAACTAGATGTAATGCTGGTTGTCCTCAATGTCATAGAACGGATCCAATGGGTTTAAATAAAGCAAGTTGGTTACCAGATATTAATTGGAGTATAGAACAATTTAAACAAGCACTTCCTGAAAAGATTGCTAAACACATTTATAACTTTGATTTTTGTGGAACGTGGGGTGATTGTTTAATTAATCGTGATATATTACCTATGGTAAAATATATTAAAGAAGTTGCACCTGAAGCTGCTATTTCCATTCATACAAATGGATCATTAAGAAATGATGAATTTTGGTGGGAGTTAGGTGTTGCAGGAGGTAAAAATTTATCAGTTATTTTTGCTATTGAAGGAACAACCCAAAAAATGCACCAACAGTATAGACAATTTACTTTCTTGGATAAAATTTTAAATAATATGGATATGTTGTCTAACACTCCTGCACGAATAAAAACTCAATGCTTAGTATGGAAACACAATGAAGACCATTTAGATGAAATTGAACAAATGTGTATAAAACACGGTTCATTAAAACATCACGTTGTTACAACCGATAGGTTTGGTAAAGAGATTGAATTTAAATTTTCTCACAAAGGAAAAAAAGATAAATTAGAAAAAGCTGGAGTAAATTTTAAAGATAATGTATATTTAAAACAATTAGATGGAAAACAATTTATAAAACAAACAACTCAAATGTCAGTTAATAAAGAAGAAAGTATTGAAAAAATAAAAAAGAAAAAAGAAGTAATGAAAATTGTTTGTGAATGGGGTGTTAAAAATAAAGTTGCAATTAATCCAGATGGCCAAGTATTACCTTGTTGTTTCTTTTGTAATCCTCATTACTTTTCTAAAAATTCTCCAGAAGTAAAAAGTTGGTTTATGGAACATCCAGTTATGCAAGAATATCAAAAACATCAAGAAGAATATAATGTTTTTTCTACAAGTTTAATAAATATAATTGATAGTAAATGGTTTCAAAAAACATTACCTGACAGTTGGAAAACTGACAACCCTATACATCAATGCCAAAAATTTTGTGGAAAATGTATGGAGAAATTATAATGCTTAAAATATGTACAGTATATTTTGAAGGTTTTTATACACCAGACTATGTATCAAAATTATATAGAAGTTTAAAAAGAAATTCATCTATACCTTTTGAGTTTATATGTTTAAGTGATACTAAAGATGTTGAGGCAGATTTAGTGTTGCCTTATAACCACCACGATAAGATTAAAAAACATTGGCACAAACTAAAATTCTTTAGTCCATATTTTGCATATCAGAAACCAGGTGATGATATTATAGTTATGGATATAGACCAAGTTATTACAGGTAATGTAGATGAACTAATAGGGTATCCTGTACAAGATAATGAATTAGTTACTTATGGTATATGGTGGAATATGAAAACTAATCCATTTACAGTTAAAGACCCTTTATCAATAAATGGTGGGTTTTATAAATTTAAATCTGGTAGTTTAAAATATGTGTGGGATGATTTTGCATTAAATCCTGAATACTGGCAATTACATTACTATAATAAAGGTGACGTACACTTTAAATACTATGGTGAACAAAACTATGTCAATTGGAAAATGGAAGAATATAAAGCAAAATTAAGTAAAACACCTGAACACTGGATATGTAAATACTCATCCGATTTTAAGGAAAATGTTACACTAAACAAAATTTATTGTGATAAATTTAAGACTGATTATATGATATTAGGTGATGTTCATAAATATATTAAAGTGGTACATTTTACTGGTCCAGGTAAAACAATACACGAACACAATGAGTCTTTCATAAAGGAGAATTGGCGTGGATAACGAACAAAAAGAAAAATTTGAACAACAACTTAAAGATAAAAAATTATGGTTTTGTCCTCTTCCTTTCACTCATATTTTTTCAAGTTTGAGTGGTAGATATGCACCTTGTTATGACTCACGCCAAAAATACTTTTCTGCTTCAGGAAGCTTAATTGGTCAAGGAAATAAAGGAATTGGACTATATGTCCAAAATGTAACTCCCGAAGAATGGTATAAATCTGGCTTTATGCAACGCCTACGAAAAGAAATGTTATCTGAAAATCCAGATAAAAAATGGTTAGAAATTATATGTGAAGGATGTACAAAACAAGAAAAAAAATATGGTCGGTCTGATAGAATGAAATATGTTGAACAGGTCCTTGCTGGAACATTTGATAGTAAGGTGCCTGAATTATTAAGGACCATTCAAAAATTTAAAGAAGATGGTAAAATTGGATTAGATGAAAGAATTTTAGATATAAAAATGAAAATATTTGGTAATGAGTGTAACCTTGATTGTTATATGTGTACACCAAGAAGTGCAAATACAAGAACTCTATCATTAAAAAGAATAGGTAAAGTTTATGACCCTGATTTGGATCCTAAAGATGGAGAAAGAATGGATATGGTGAAACTTGATAGCGAAATGAATCTTGATAGTATTGTAGCTGTAGCAAAATATACTAGGTCAATTAAACTTATTGGTGGCGAACCATTAGTTATGAAAAATCATTATAAACTCCTTGATAAATTAGTACTAACTGGATACTCAAAAGGCATAGACTTAATATATAAAACAAATCTATCTGTATTTGATATGGAAGGTTACAATTTTAGAAGTTATTTTAACTTCTTTAAAGAATTTATAATGAAAGTATCAATTGATAGTTATGGAAAATACAATGATTATATTAGAAAAAAATCAGACTGGCCTGCTCTTATTAATAATTTGATGGTGATGAAAGCAAGAAAGAATTCCAAAGTTAATGTCCATTCAGTTATTTCTTTTTTAAGTGTATTACAAAATTATAAGTTGATAGACTATTTAAAAGAAAAAGAAATACCTCATACATTTTACATTATAGAATATCCAAAAATTCTACAAGTTAAAAATCTTCCAAAAGAAATAAAAGAAGAACTTATTCCAAAATATAAAGACTTTCCAAATATTGTACGAGCATTAGAGAAAGAACAAGATGTTGACCAGTTTATTAAAACAATTGAATATTGCCAGGCTTTAGATAAATTACATAACCATAATCTATTTGATTTACATCCTGAATTAAAACCATATTATGAAAAGGCAAAACAATGAAAATAACATATTCAAATCAAACAGTAGATTTATTTGATGAAAAACATTTTCCTACAGGAGCACCCAACAAGGTAGTTGTATCATTATCTGGTGGTTGCGATTCAGCTTCTCTAGCATTTCTTATTGCAACATACTTTCCACAAATGGAGATATACCCCTTTAACAGCAAAGACGCTGATGGTCTTATTGATACGGAACGAGCTATTAGTGTACACAAATATTTACAAGATAGATTCTCTAATATAAAAGAATTAGAATTATTTGATGTTAGGACAGGTGATCCAGTATGGATAGAAAAGGCAGAAAAAGAAATGGCTGATCCTCGTAATAAAATAATGGTAAATGGTAAACTTACAACTTTATGGAGAAATGTAAGAGGTTGTTCAAAAGCATTACAATGCAGAGCAATACGTGAATTAATGGCAACAAAATATAATACAGTAGTTGCAACAGGTATGTCTTGTAATCCACCTATTGAAGTTATGAAAGAACGTGGATTTTATGACGTTGCAGAAAGAAAACGTGATCCAGGTGACTTTGAAAGTTTAGATGTATTTGATAAAGGTCCTAATTGTATTACATACACACCATATATATTTACAAATAAAAAATTTGTATCAGGTGTATATAAAGAACACAATCTTATAAAAGATTTATTTCCTTTAACTAAATCGTGTGCGTGGGGACTTTCTGATGGTAATGAAAATTTTCCAAATCCTTGTGGTAAATGTTTTTGGTGTAATGAAAGAGCGTGGGCATTTCAATGAGAATAATTTGTGTAAGGACTGGTAAAAAATTTACAACTTGGCACGTTGATAACTTAAAGCATATGATAGATACTTATTCTGGTCTAAAGTATGACGAGTTTGAAGTTATTGAAAATGACCTGTATGGTAATTGGTATAATAAACTCCAAATGTATGATAAGTTTAGAGATGGAGAAAACTTATACTTTGATTTAGATGTAGTTATCTATAATAAATTACCAAATTTAATTAGAAAGAATTTTACATTA